CATTCCTTGTTCCGTGTCCGTATTGTAGTATCACGGCTATATAAACACCTTTATTCTGGTTCGTATTAGTCCAAATGATACTGACATTACTTCCGTTATACTCTAAAATGTAACCCCAAGAAGAGGCTGTAAGTCCTGACCTGACAGGAGTAGCCGCTGATAATGCCTCCACCCCCATCTGGCCATACTGATTTAATTTTCTTAGGAATTTTTTCTGTTTAATCTTCTGTAGGAATCTGAATGTTTTACTAAAGTCACCTTTTTGACTGATCCTTATGATCTGTGGCATTTAGTATTCACCTCCTACGTTTACCTCTTCTGCTTTCGTTTATACTTCTCTGGAAAGCGGCGGCTTCAGCTCTTGACATCTTCTTAGAACCTCCGCTCTTTATCGAGAATACGTGTATTAATGTGATAAGAGTATTTAAATGCCATTTCTCAAGTTCTATAGGTATTCCAAACGAAAACATGTTGTAGTAAAGTATTTCACTTGTAACAACCTCTCTCTTAGCTCCGTTAGCTGTATGATCTGTAATTGTGGTTGCCGTCATAGGATCGCCGATATACTTAAATATCCTTTCGAAGTCAGCGGCCGTTAGCCTAGCGTAAACCGTGTCGTTTACATTATTGATAGTCATGCATTTAACATAACTAAGCCATTCCTCCGGCGTTTTTTCAGCGTCAGATAAGAATGGCTTTTTCCATTTCTGCTCCCACTTATGCATGGATTTAAGGCTATGCTCAAGTACAAGAGTCTGTTCTTTCTGTGAAATAAACCTACTGTTTTCTTCATCCCATAAATCGTCTGTTGCTGGGAACACAAGCTTCATGGGCATAATTTGTTACCTCTTATTTAAAATTCACTTTCAGGAACTACTACTTCTGCAGTTTTGGTCGGCATATTAACGACTACACCATTTTCCTCTGCAATGCTTTTAAGATTTAGATTAGCTTCAAGTCCCTTCTGAATTTCTTCAGGAGAAATATTCATAGCTCCTTCGAGGAATGTATTTACGAAGTTATCTTTGTTTTCGATGAATTTAAGGAACACTTCTGAATATGCATCTGACGCTGCAAATGCTGCAGTGTATTCAGGAGTCTTAACAAACTGACCATCAGGAAGTCTCTTTCCATAAGCTTTAAGAATCAATTCCTTAAATACCTTCATCATGTCTGGAATGCTGGGATCGGTCTGAATATTTTCAAGCCAAGCCTCAAACCCGCCGTCAAAAGCGAAATTCATTTCTGCAATCTCGCCCTTATTAAGATTAAAGTAAAAATCTCTTTTAGCTTCTTTACCTTCAAATGTCCTATATGTAACAGGCATCTTAAACATTAGTAATTGTCCCCTTTCTCTTTTGAGCATAAAAAAAAAGAGCCTTCATAAGAAGACTCCAAAAATATCATTGTCTGATTCGATAATTCACGTCGTGTCTATGGCGATAGAAATATCTAAAGACACATACGCCTAAACTGACGACGCATATAAATGCTAACACTGCTACAATTGCCTGAACTACCGGTGATGTGTTATCGCCTTTACCAAACAGAGAAGTGAGTATAAATGTAAGCAAAAACGAGATAACTGTAGATGCAATAGCAATCCAGTCAATCTTCTTGTACTTCTGCTGCTCTTCCATTTTCTTTATACGTTCATTAATAATTTCAAGCTTCTTAAGTTCGGTCTCGTCTCTAGACACATTAATGTTCGTAATAACTCTATTTCCATCGTCAAGAAACAGATGGGAACCGCAGAACTCGCAATACGTTTCTTTTCTACCAGCTGTAATATGAATATTCCCTTGACAATTAGGGCATTTAATCTCTACTATTTCCATGGCAAGTCCTTTCGTGAAATGTCAGTCATTTTGAAGAATTATACCATGAAAAAGGGGCCACTGTAAATAGCAGCCCCTTAAAATTAGTTAGATCACGCAGCAAGAAGGCTAGCAACTTCACCCGGCTCAGGAAGTCTAGGTGCAGTAGAGCCAGAACCGTAAAGAATCTCTTCAAACGCAGCGAGCTTAGTCGCATCAACCTTTGTAGAATCGATCTCAATGTGAGCTACGTTCTTGAATCCCGTGTAAGTCTTTCCGCCGAAATTAGATACAGGAACCGGAGTAGTCGTAAGTTCCCAAGAAAGAGTAATAGCATCCGGAGATTCATTAATCGTCTGATAGGAGCGTTCTGACGGATTAGCAGATGCGTTGTAAATCAGATGAATCTTGTAACCATAATCGTTACCCATAACATCGTTACCGATCGTAGTTACATAAGAGAAGCCGAAATGTCTTCTGGTCTGCTGTCCAAGATAAACGCCGGTTTCGATTTCAGCAGTACCATCACAAATGTAGAATTCCGGCGGGCACTGATAAGCTTCAATCGTAGCGCCAAATTCCTCAGCTGAACGAAGAGAAGCGTATTTAATATCGTCTGCCCAAAGAGCTGTTTCCTCGGCACCGGAGTTAGAAAGCGTTACAGCGGTAAGACTATTCCAAGCAACGCCATCGCCATAAGTGCCGTTTTCATTCATAACATAAAGGACACCCTTTTTATTACCGGTTTCGAATTTCTTGTCGCCAGTAGCATCCCAAACAAGCGGATAAGTAGTAGGCATAGTTTTTCCTCCTAATTAGTTATACAGTGCAAACACTGAATGGTTTAAATTGTCGGCTGTAAAGCATCTATCCATCCTGCACATAGGAAGCATCGCAACTTTTTCTGGCAATTCGCTGTCTGGATCTTTGTCTATAACGGTTACCGTGTAGCACATAGTAAACGTATACGGCAGATCATCAGCAAATCTAGTATCGCCGGATTTCCTCTCATAAATAATGCATGGATAGACAAGCTTCACAGATTCGGGAGGCTGATAGTACACGTTGTCGCAGATCTCATGCAGCATGTCACTGACTTTCATTCTGCTCATTGTACACACCTCCTAAATCTAAAAGGAGCCGAGGGTAAGCTACTTCAACCGACGTAACTTTCCACTTGGCTCCCATCCATGTAGCATATCTAATGCTATGGAAATTATTGTATGCAAACGGGTCAGATAAGATGCTGAGACGATTGCTAATAGCAAGATCATCATTTAAATGCTCTGATCCCTGCCATCTTTTCTGAACTCTGAGAACATCGCCAGAGTACTCGCGCTCTGTTATCTCTTCAGTCCATACGTCAGGAGCTGTCTCCCGTGTCTCCATGAATCCTATCTTCCCGAAGTACTTAGGCATAACTTAATTTCCTCGCATTTTGAATTTCTTTAGTAGTTATCAGGGATTCTGTTTCGGCATCTTATACAGAACCAGAGCAGAATGAGCCTTGACAAGAGCACCAGAAATTCTAGTCTCGATCAGGTATTTCTGCTGGTTGTAGTCGATGTCAAAGTCATCGAACATGTTAACAGCGCCACCCTTGTCGGCACCGATTACATAGTCAACCGGGTTTACAAAGATGCCCATCAGTTCACGAGCGTTTGTGGTAGAGCCAGTCTTAATGTCAACAGTAGCGTTCTCCATTACCGGAACAGTAAGGATCTTGCTAACACGAAGAGCAGTCATAAGCTGAGCCTCGGTACCATACAGAAGATGTCCAATACCATCCTCGATAAGAAGGAGATCTGCCAGCATGTCTTCGGTTGTGAAGAGGAACGGATTTCCAGAGCCCTTATAGTCCTTACGAGCTTTAATAGCTGCACGAATGAAGGCCTTAGCAGTAGCTTCCTCGGTGTCTCCCTCGGTTACCGGAACCTTAACGGAGAACAGATCAGAGTCGGATGCAATCGGACGAACATGCTGCTCACTGATCTTGTCGTTAGAAGAGGCGGATCTGCCATCACTGATAAGAGCTGCGCGAGCGATCTCTTCATTCAGCATCAGTCTCATCTCACCTTTGATCCATGCAACTACATCAAAGTCAGTAATATCAACGATATCGTCTCTGTCCATCTTCTGTTTCTTGTAGATGGTCTGCGGATCGGTGGTTCTCTTAATCAGGGTGAAGAACTCTTCCTTCTTAAGATTGCCTTTAATGTAACCCAGAGCCCTAGCTTCGTCTTCAGTGATATCGGCCATCAGGGTTTTGATACGAGCAAACGGGGTGTGCTTCACGGCTGCCATAAAGCTATCAACCCAGTTAGTCTCTCTCTTAATCCACTGCGGAGTAGAGTCAAGAGATTTGTAATCCGGGAACAGCATATCCGGATCGTAAATTCCGTACTTTTCAACATTGGCACCGGACGGAGCAGCGCCAGTGATTACACCATAGTCATCAGGACCAGTCTGAGAATGAGCAAGAACTCCATCTTCAAGATGATACTCAACAGCGTCCTTAAGAGATCCCATCTTCTTAGCATCAGTGAAGATTGTTTCCATATCAGCATGGGACAGAACGTTGTTTACAGGTGCATCGTATGCGCTATCAAATACGTTATGTTTCATTTCGCTCTCCTTTTCATCGTCATCATCGTCATCTTCATCTTCGGAAAGGGCTGCGATGATGGCATATACAGCAGTTTTCTGTTTCTCGCTAAGTGTGTTAAAGACGTCTTCTACGGTCTCATCACCGTCATCGTCTCTTGCGGGTTTCGTATTAACTTCCTTCGGCATTTCCGTCTCCTTCTCATCTTCATCAGGCTCATCGTCAGGTTCAGGAGCTTTCTTCTTTTTAGGCTCCTCTTCTTCGTCTGCATGAGCCAGAGCTTCGTTGTCATGTTCGAGCTCGTTTTCATCAAACTCAATGTCGCCGTGCCGGAGTTCAGTAAACTCTTCACCAACAAGGTACGCGTATACTTCTCCGTCAAAGCCATCATCAGCGTGGGACAGAGCAAAGTCGATTTCAGCTCCAGGATTAGCTCCGGCAAGCACGAGACTTACCTCTCTAATCACACCGTGGAGCACATCGCCAGATTTCTGTTTAAGCTGATTTGCCCAAATAGAAAGACCCTTGATGTCTTTGTTCTCAAGGATCTTCTTACAGGTCTGACCTTTCTCAGTGTCATTGAACTTACCGTACATGTATACGCCATCAGGACGGTTCTGAAGAAGTGCGTGGCCAAGGACCATATCAGGATCGTCATGACGGTGATTCCATACGAGCGGAACTGTTACGCCATCGCAGTTCTTAAATGCATCACGGCGGATTGTTCTGCCATCGGTGCATAAAAGATCATTCTTTGTTGCGTATCCGCAGAAATCGTAAGTCATTTGTTTTTCACTCCCATTTTGAATATTTCGAATTAACCAGAATCATCAGTGGTCGGGACGTCTTCTTGAGCAGACGCTGGAACTTGAAGCGCATTATTGGCTGAGTTAAGTGCAGCTTCATCGCCAACCTTATTGATGTTCTTGTTAATCAGTTCATTTGCTCTTTGACTGTCAACAGGTTTAAGACCAATCTTTGCTCTGATCTCATTTGAAGACATGATCTCGTTCTGAGTAAACGTCTGAGCAACGGTCGCAATCTGAGTAACAGTAGTTAGCTTAAACGGATCCCTAATGTACATAATCGCCTGATGCTGTGATCTCGCAGTTTTCGTGAGGAATTTCCTCTCCATTTCTTCTGTGAGAGCAGCAAGGATAGGTTCTATAGTACGGTTGTAGTAATTGGTCATCGCAGCATCCGTAGCAGTACCATCAAAGATCGCCTGAGTAAGACCAAGTTGGTTGTATAGCATCGCCGTTAGGTCTTGTGCTTCTTTCCAAAGATTGTTCTCAACAGGACGATTAAGCTGAGTAATGTGTTCGGCTGCGTCAATGTACGCAATTCCATACTTAGATCCGACTAACTGCATTTCAATCTGTTTCCTTCTAGCTTCAGCCTGCTGCTGCTTCATAGGAGACTGAAGGGAGTAAGGAAGCTGAATAATTACGTCAAGCTTTCCGGATGCGTTGGCCTCATTCACGACATCAAGAGTCCGAAGAGTTCGCACCAAGCGCTGAAGAGTTGAGTTCGGTGCATTCATGATTGAATAGAACGGATTCTCAACTATTGCAGTCGTTGCTTTCGGAACTATGATGTCTTCTCTTTGACCAGACAATTCGTTGTAAAGCTTGACTCTAACGTGACGTGGAAACCATTCGAGTATCTGTCCGACACGAATCGTCTCAATAGAAAAAGAGCCATCACTAGGATTTATGTCCGTATCTACCGGAACAAGTGCTATGCATCCTTCGTCTAGAAGTGACATAGCTGCGTCCTGAATGAAAGCTCTTCCTGTTTGATCTAGATTTGCGCTAACCTGAAATATCTCGTTTAGATTACCGCTTGCGCCAGTATATTCTTCTTTATAGTTTCCATCGTCATCTTTCTTAACGTGCTTGATGTCAACCTGAGCTACATCAACAGCAATACGATTTTGTATCATCGTAATAATATTGCCGTCGTTCGTTACGTAGCCACGTTTCCTGTCAGGCCTGTACGCAGAACCATAAAAACCTCCAGTAAATCCATTCGTCGGATCCCTGGAGGTGAATGCATTCCACGCTTTCTTAAATCTGTCTATTATTGTCGCCAAGGCATAGTACCTCTACTTTCTGGCATTTTGAAGAATTTAGTATTCATCATGCACCAAAGCCCACACTGAGCCTTCAGGAATTCCAAGTGCTTTTGCTATTTCTGCATAACTTCGCGCAGATCTCAGCATAGCCTTTGCTCTATTTGCTATACCAGGATTATTAGCCCTGACTTTAGCAGCTAATCTTCTAGACTCTTTTGCATTATTGTTTTCGGCAGCAATTCTGGCTTTTTCACGATTATTCCAGGCTTTTCTTATCTCTTTTTCTGTGGAGTCTTTCCACATTACTTTCTTGTAAGCGTCCTCAGCTTCGCTAAGTTTATCATCGTAATACTTATCTAGTTGTTCTTTAGCCAGTTCACGCTTACTTTCTTTTAGAATAGCTTTCTTTGCTTTTAATTCTGCTTTAGACAGATTTAATTCCTGCTTAGCATTCTTAAGCGTTAATTTGTCTGCTTTTATATGTTCGAGTGCCGCTTTTGCTTTTTCTTTGCTATTAGCATACTCGTTCTTAAGGGAATCAACATGCGCTTGCGGAACATTAACGCCTCGCTTAGCATTCTTTAATTCTGTCTTTACATATTCAGCATCATTCTTAGCCATTTTAGCGGTACGTGTATCTGCTCTAAGTGTTAGCTTTGCAGACTTTAAGCCTCTTTTTGCAGCTTTGTAATCTGACTTGGCCTTATTGTAATCTGACTTAGCACCGACGTATTTACCATTGCCAGAATAATTTCCTGGATACGGCTGATAACGCCTTATGCCCCATTTCATTCCTAAGATGCCGT